CTAAGCATTGCTAATATTTGCTGGATTGCTGCTCTTGATTCAACATCGACCACTGCTCCTCCAACTGGGTCTATAATCGGCGGATTTCTTGGAACTGGAGTCGCTCCATGAAAGCCGATGTTCACTGCGTTTAAGTGTAAATCATCAGTTGCGAAAGAAGTTTGAAGAAGTGACCCACTTGCTCCGTCAACTCTGAAAGCTGCTGTTCCAGTTCCAGCATTAACATAAACTGAACCAGATGTGATGTTGAGTTCTTGCGTTCCCGCTCCGCTTTCTGTTATAAGTCTAGTTCCAAATTGATTTACGATTGTTCCCCCTCTTATTGTGAATTGAGTTCCTTCGTCTTGAATATATGTTGATGCCGTTTCAAAACTTATTCTCGGGTTTCCTGAACCTGAATTGTGAATAATGAGTCCTTCCTCATTAGATGATTGAGCATCGATTTTTATTATTCTTGCGGTTACTTGGTCATTAACATCAAGAACTTTGAAGGTTGAACGGTCTGAAACGGGTTCTTGCGGTGCTGAATAACCAGCTTGACCTTGAGGAGTCGCTCTGCTCATTGCCCTCGTTTTAGATAACGGTTTAGTTGGGACTAATTGATTCGCTGCGTTCCTCAAAGTCTGCTTTGCCATTATACTGGTGTGTCATATAGTGCCAGATAAAATGTTGTTCCATTGATAACAACTGGGAGTCTCATATCGCAGAGAATGTCTGCTGCTGCTGAGTCTGCTAAAGAACCGACTTCGGCATCACTTGCGAATTTAACATTCTTTGCTTGAAGTTCTTTTGTTGCTATTGAATCAAATACATCACTTGCCATATTTCTTCATCTCCTTTTTTACTTTTGGTTTTGGTTTTGGTTTTGGTTTTGGTTTTGCTTCGAGTTCATCGATAAACTCTTGAACATAGATATGCTCTAGGTTTCCCAGAGCATACTGTTCTTTAGCGATTTTAAGTCGCGTGTCTCTCATCTTAAGCCGCCGTATTTGATATTAGAGTTATTGCTTTCGGATTGGTCAGTTGTGCTTGGCCAAGTTCAAAAGCCCTAATAACATGGTCAATTCCCTTTCGAGTAATTGTCTCTACGGTTAAAGGTGCTGCTTGAACCCAAGTTCCACATTCTCCGCCCACACATACTAAAGCATAGTCTGCGGTTACTGAGTTGCTTACAATTACTGTTAAACCAAGTAAATCTCCGACTCGTCCATTCTTTGTTACATCTGCTGTATAGAATTGACCAGCGTTTCTAACATTCGCATTTCCTAATAAGTTGGCGAAGTCCTTTGGGTTTACTAACAAGTAACCGTTGTTATACGGGTTATAGTTGCTCTCAGTAATTTCCTTAATTGCGTCTAATATGTTTTGAATCGGATCTCGGTTTGCTACTGTTGCTGAATCCCACTCGTCTCCAGCTGCGATAGCTACGGAGTTAATTGTTGATGCTGATTGACTTTCCGAGATTGTGTCCCAGATTTCATCATCTACACTCTTTGCGACTGCTCTTGAAATTCGTAATAAAGTTCTTGCGATAACATCAACATTGTTTAACATTGAATCTTCCCAAGATATAACTCCTTCCATACCGTGCTTTAATGTAACACCTGATTTTTTAGTCCATGTAACTTCTCCATAAGGGAAATTTGCGAACCGTGGAATGCCTTTAACATTAGAACCAGTGCCACCAGTTAAGTCAGCTGCGGTCTCTTGATAAAATACTTCAGACCATGCTGAACCAGTTTTAGTCATTACGACTTGTTTAAATTTGTATTCTTGAAGTGCGAATCCAGTTACGACTCTTTGGACATCTTCAGCCCTTAAGTCTGCCATACTTGCGGAATCTGCCATCAGAATCCACTCCCGACCAATACTGCTCCGACTTCCGACGCACTAAATGTTTCTAGTGCTATTCCTACATCTGAAAATAATAAATCTGCTGCTGCGACTTTGGAGATTAAATTAGTACCACCAATTGATACTCGTTCCCCAACAGTTATTCCAGCTGCTGTTGCGGTCATATCGAATATTCCGAATGTGAACGCACCTATGTTTGTAACGCCATCAGCGGCGGTTTTCTCTTCAGCTGCGACACCAGCAAACGGGTCGTTATCTGCTGAAGTGGCTATTGCTGTCCGAGGGTCAGTTAGTTTTAGAAGAGTTCCTTTAGCAATTGTAGTTCCATTTGCGACTGTGTGACGGATTGCGTGACCTTTTGGCTCTCCTAAGAGTTCTATGATTACTGCTTCGTTTGCCATACCAACTTAACGTGACACTCTTATTTAAATCTTATGTGAATTTATAATATCTGCTGCTTTTGGCGGTCTTGCGAACCAGTCCCAACAGTTACCGCATATTGACTGCTTGTCTCTGGGCGTATTGACTACGAACTTGCGATGATTACCGCAGTCTGAACAGTTTTTTTCGATGATTCTGAGGTCTAACATAACGGGAATTTTACTCATATTGAGAGTCCCAAAGAGCTTAGCTCTGCGTTTAGTCGCTTAGTCTGCTCTTCTTTTGGGTCTGGCTCTGAGACTACCTCTCCAGCTTCCGACCTTCCTGAAAGTATCTTAACAGCTTCAAGTTTCTCTTTTCGTTCTAAGAGCTGCCTTGTTACTTCGTTCGCTTCTTTAATCTCACGAGCAACTTGACGTGCTTCTTCAACAAGACCCAGATTAATTTGTGTCTGTGCCTTGTCTTCTTCGTCAGTAGCCGTAATAGGTTTTTTAATTTCATTTTCATTGTTCATTATAATCCGCTTTCTCTGAGCAGTCTATCTTGTTCGACAGTTAATGCCGACACTGGAGCTCCACCAACGAGCGGTCTGGTTGGTGCTGGGTTTTGAATTGCGTTGTATAATAATTGTCTCTCAAGTGGGACATAGTCATCAAGCATTTTCTTTAATTCGTATAATTCTTTTGTCCCTTGAGCTTGTTCAGTTGCTGATTTACCTTCCATTTGTTTGGACATTACTACATAAGCTGCTTTCATAAGTTCCACCTGTCTGTTAAATGCTCTAACAACATCAACAGGGTCTCCACCCGCATTTGCTAATTCTCTGATTTTTGGGAACTCTTTTTCAGCATTTACTCGAACCCCGTCAGCTAGTCCAACTGCTTCTTTTTTGTTTTCTGCGAATCCAGCTAATAAATCATTAGCTAAAAATAAACCAGCTGCTACTCTAACTGTATTACTCGCAGCTGCTGCTGCTTTTCCAACGGGTGTTAATAACGCTAATACTCCGATTGATTTCCCTGCCGAACTTAAAGAACTGGCGACGCTTATTCCTTCAGCAAATTCAATTTCAATAAGTGCCTTTGCTTGTTCGTATGTAAATTCTCCGCCCGTGTAGTTGAGTTCTTCTCTTAATCCCGCATATTGGTCTATAAATTTGTCAAAGACTTCTTGTTGTTTAAGTTGTTGCTCCCTTTCTGCGAAGTCTAATTGAAACTGAGCTCTCGATTTTCTTAATGTTTCAGCTTGTTCAGCACTCATTGATGAACCGGGCAAATTTGTTTCAAATCCTAAACTTTTGGCTTCAACATAGTCCTTATATTGGTTTGCGTCCATTGTGAATATTTCTGTTTCTCCGCCTTTTACTGGTACTTCGAACCGAACCCCGTCAAAATTTCCGAATTGGTCTTCAAGTGTTATTTGTTTTACGCCTTGAGGAACTGTTAATTCTGGTTGTTCGAGAGCTATATTTGTGTCTATTGCTACCTGAGGGTCTATTTTAGGAATATCTGTTGAGGGTGTTCCGCCAGTTACAACCGTTCCTTGTTGAGCCAAACGGTCTTTTTCTGGTGCGGTTGCTTCAATTGGTTGTGTTGGCAATTGTGTTTTGAGATTGACTGCGGGTTCTGAAGTTCCGATAGCCTCTTCGGGTTTCTTTCCTCGATTTCTTATGAATTTTTGAAGATTCTCTATAAAGCCCACTATTCCCCCCGCCCCGCAATTGTATCATTAGGTTGAAACCCGAGAGTTGCTGCTGGTTTCTCAGAGTTCGCACCGTCTTTTGCTTCATCACTCAATAATTCGTTGTTTAATGATGCTGGGAATGTCAGTTTAATCTTTAAGAATAACTGTTTCCAAACTTGAGTTTCAATGTATTGTTGCTCTGCTTTGATTTGTTGTTCGAATGCTAGATAAGTGACTTTGGAATTTGCTTCTCCGAATTGAGATGAACCACCGATGATAATTTCTGGGATTCCGACTGCTTGATAAAATTCTAACTTTAAGGAATTTTGCCAAGGTAAAGGATTAAGGGTCGCATTACTAGGAACTGAGACCAACTCGAAATCCACCGTATCTTTTGGAATATAAATGTTCTCTCCTTTGTTTATGACTTCGTCCATTTTTCCTATGAATGTATTAATCTTCGCTTGGTCGTCAGTGTCGAGTTTGAACGCCATGATTGGTTTGACATGTCTATGTTGAAGTTGTTTCATATCTTTGAACGATTCTCTCATTGCTAGAATTATATCTTCGAGTGCTTCAATGTCTGATGTTCCCCCAATGTTATCAGCGGTTCTCTTATTTGTGAGGTGGAAAATTTGATTAGGTTTGAATTTATGAAGAACATTCTTTTTTCCCGTTTTTGATAATTGTTCATATCTGATAATTATTCCTTGTTTATTGACTACGATTTGAATGGTGCTTGGGTCTAAAGGTTTGAGATTGACTAACTGGTCAGTGACTGGGTCTCTTATGATTTCTGCGAAAGCGTCCCCCCCGATTCTCCGAGTGACAACCATATTTGTTAAGATTGAATTAAAAGTATCATTCCCGAAACCGTTGAGCGAATCGAGGATAACTTCAGTCCGTGCGTCATCGGCTTCATAACCGTTTCCTAGAACCCAGATTCCTCGAGTATCGATTGCGAGTTTTAAGGGTGCGACTGTTTTGTAATAACCATAATATTGTGACCATTTAGAATTAGTCCATGTGGTCTCCTTTGTGCCTTGAGCTCCTTCAGTATTCTGAGCATCTATTGTAACATCTTTAACAGTATTAGTCAAGTCACTACTCGTTGAGTATGCTATATCGTTTTCTGGCATCTTATTATTAGTCTCTCCTTATTTATATATCTAATCTTAATGGTATCCTTGCGAATGATGAAGCCGTAACATTTGAACCCGCTCCCCAAGATGTTCGATCTGCTGGGTCGTGAGCCAGTTGAACATTCGGATTTCCACCATGTGTCTTTTCGAATCTGATTCTTATGCTTTCTCCTTTCTTGAGGTGTTGAGGTGTTGTGATTGGTATAACTAAACCTGAATAGAAATAAGATTG